CTACATCTGCTTTTGTAGCAGAATCATCAACACAAGAACCGCAAACTGTGACAACTTCTTTTACAAGAATCAACAAAACTAATGCCAGTGTATCACCAACTGCAGACACAGGCACAACGTTTCCTATATTTCAAGATAGTGGAAATATCCAGGCAATGAGCCTTGATGACGTCAAAGACACCTTTTTACATCCTGCAATAAATTTGCTTGTGGCAGGTACAACCACTACCGTAGACACTGTTACAATGAATGCACAAAATGCTATAATCTTTGAAGGTGCTACAGCCGATGCCCATGAGACAACATTAACTATAGTAGACCCTACAGCCGACAGAACTATAAATCTACCAAACGTATCTGGTACAATACC